ATACAAGACCCAAGTATGAAACAGTCCTATACTTTTGTACCAGTAATTGGTGGCTCAAAGAGTGCAGGACTCATGATGGTACTCGGAGTAGCTTTAATAGCCGTGACAGGTGGTTTTGGAGGTGCATTCGTTCCAGGATTTATGAGCAGCGCGGTAGCAGGCTCAAGTGCAGTTGCTGGGAGTGTAGCTACAGGAGCACAAGCTGCCGCACTAGGACTAGCAGAAGGGGCAGTACTAAGTGCAGCAAATGTAGCAGCTTTACAAGCAGCTACGACGACGACTGCTATGTTAGCTACTCAAGGACTAGGGTTTTTAGGTACAGCACTTATACTAGGAGGAGCCGCAATGATGCTTGCCCCAGATGTACCAGACGGAACTTCATCAGAGAAAGCAGAAAACTACTTGTTCAGTGGACCAGTCAATACAGTTAAACAAGGACAAGCAATCCCTCTTGTATATGGAAGAGCGATTGTTGGCTCAAAAACTATATCAGCATCGGTGTTTACAAATACATCAAGACAAAAACTAACAGCAGGAAGAAAAATGGTAGGTATACCAAACTTTAGAACAGATGAAAGTAAATCAGGACAAGGAGCAAATACTACTAGTTATGTAAATTCTTGGGGAATTGGTAATATAGGACTTTAATATGAAAAAGAATCAACACTTAATATCAATACGAGGAGCCAAAGGAAAGGGCGGTGGCGGAAGCACATTTGAAGCAGATGATAACATGTTTGCAAGACAGTCTGCTGCGTTTATTGACGCTCTGTGCGAAGGTCCAATTAAAGGACTAGTCTATGGGGACGCGTCAATTTTAATTGATGAAGTACGTCTTAGAAATGTAAACCAGAGTACTGGACGTATTAGTCAAAAAGCTAACTTTAATAACTTTACTGTAATCACAAAAAATGGAGATGCAACACAGGTAGTTGATGCAGATTTTTTTGCTGAGTACCCCAGTGCAGCTACAACCAAAGATATAGGTAGTGCAGAACTACTAGAAAACGAACCTCAATACTTTACTATATCTAGTGGTACTTTTGAAAAAAGAGAAACAGACTATATAAAAATTACTGTATCTACTACTGGTATGTCTGCTATTACAAAAACAGGAGACAACAAGGGAGATATAAATACTACAGTTGTTTATTTTCATATTGATTTCAACTGGGTAGATAATTCTGGTGTTCATCATACAAGACAAATGTTTGATACAGGCTTTAGTGGAAAAGTTAGTGGTAAGTACGCACATACATTTGGTTTTAATATTGAAACAATTAAAGAAACTTCTACTATTAACGATTGGTCTGTAAGAGTAACTAAACTAACTGCTAGTCCAGAAAGTTCGGATAGTAAAGAAGTTCAAAACGCTATTTATGTAGATAGCATTGAAGCTGCAATCGCTGATAAACTAGAGTACCCTTATACTGCTTATGTAGGTGGAGTTATAGATGCAGAAGCATTTAACAGCGTCCCTGCTAGAGGTTATGAAATTGATGGTAAGTTAATAAACATTCCAACTAATATGTACCCTTGTGACTACAATGGTCGCAAACTTACTCTATCTTCAGCTTCAGGATTTTCTGTTGGTGACGTAATTAGTCAGACATTAAGTATAAGTAGTCTTACAGCAGCGGGTAACGACGAGGAAGGGTATACTGCAACAGCAACAGTACCAGCACACGGAGTGGCAACTGGAGAGACTTTCAAAGCAACAATAGCAACTACTTCAGCTACAGATGAAGAACATTGGGAAGGAGAGTTTGTCTGTGTAGCAGCTTCCGCAACCACATTTACTTACACACTAAATAAGCCTTTTGATGACCTTACAGATGCGTATAAAATTCTTGCTGGGGGAACTACCTGTGGAGGCACAAAAACCGCAGTTATGTTTAGTGGAGGTTTAGTTGATAAGATAGCAGGCAATACACTTTATCTTAGAAATGTAGCAGGTTCAACAAGTGCAGTTAATGGTACTATTTCAAATGGCACTACTACTGGAACTGTTACTTTACAATCACAAGTATTTATACCTGCTAACTATAGAAGGATTAAATCTTCAGAAAGACCTGGCACAGCCGAACAAGATTGGGACGGTACATACTATTTAAGCTGGTGTAATAATCCAGCATGGGTATATCACGACCTTATAGTAAATAAAATATACGGGCTAGGAAATTATGTGGAGCAGTCCCAAGTAAACAAGTGGGAACTATTCCAAATTGGAAGATACTGTGATGAGTTAGTACCTGCAGGTGTTGCAGCAGCAGACTTACTAAGCATACATTGCACAGCAGATACCAACTATATTCCGAGTGGATCGAGTGGAGAGCACGAACCAAGATTCAGTGCTAACTTAGTAATTAGTGGAAAGCAAGAAGCCTATAAAGTACTTAATGATGTTTCTAGTATATTTAGAGGCATGGCTTACTGGTTAAATGGAGAAGCCTTCGTAGTACAAGATTCAGAAAAAGATCCTGTGTACCAATTTACAAACGCTAACGTAATAAACGGAGAGTTTAAGTACGAAGGAACAGGTAATAAAACAAGAACAAATTCTATTATGGTTAATTGGAACAATCCCCAAGACTATTATAGAAGTAGAACAGAAATTGTAGAACTAGAAGAAAGTTTACAAAAAGATACTGAGTTTGTAAAACCAGAGGCAACCACAGCATTTGGTTGTACTTCAAGAGGTCAAGCAAGAAGGTTGGGTAAATGGAAGTTACTCACTAATAATTGGAACACCAATACTGTAACGTTCGAAACTTCTTTGAACGCAGCCTTTTTGCGACCTGGCGATATAGTACAAGTCATTGACCAACACAAAGAAGGTAAATCATGGGGTGGAAGAATCTCTTCTAGCTCTAGTACTACAGCAATCAATATAGATAGAAAACCAAGTGGCTTTGGTAATACAAGCGCAGAATCTGGTTATGCTGTAGGAGACTATAGACTTACATTAAGTTATGTAGGGTATAAAGCAATTCTTGCACAAGATACTGCTACTATTAGTAGCACAGCATACGTAAGAGGAGCACACCTTACGAGTATAACTACTGAGGAAGCTGCAGCCAGATTACAAGATGATAGCGGAAACTTAGTGTTTGTACAATGGACACCTTTTACTTTCACAGAAACAAAAACAGTATCAGGAGTATCAAATAATGGAAAAACACTTACAGTTTCTTCTGCTTTTAATACTGCACCTACTCAAGAACAGGTCTGGATATTATCAAGAGCAGCTCTAGCTACAGGTAAAACGAAAAAAGAAGCCAAGCTCTTTAGAATGGTGGGTATGGTTGAGAAGGATAAAAATCTTTACGAAATCACAGCACTCGAATACAATTCATCTAAATTTGATGCAGTTGATAAAAATGAGGCACTAACACAGTACAGGGAAATATATTTACCCGATAGTTTTAAAGAGGTTCCTGCTGTAACGAATTTAGATGTAGAACCAAGAATTAGAGCTACAGGTAGTGGAGGCACCGTAAATTCATTAGTAGTAGACTGGGATCCAGCTACAAATAGTGATGGTACACTATACAATTCTGTCAGGCACTATGAAGTTGAGTTCTCACAAGACGGAGAAAAGTGGCATAAAGCAGGAACAAATCAAAGTACTGACTTTGAGATAACTGATGGTACTGTAGGGGATATTGCAATACTTAGTGGTACTTACTACTTTAAAGTATATTTAGTAAGCTTAAACGGGATAAGAAGTCCTGTAACTGAAAGCGGTGCAAAAACTATAGACTTCAACAGAGCTGTAGGCCCTGCAGAAGGTAGTATAGGTACTACTAGCCATTTTATTAACTTTATTGGAAATATTAGTGGAGACTTTAGTCTTGAAGCGGGTAAAGTAACATTTAGCCCACAAAATCTTTTTCATAATGACGGAAGAAACGAACATGCAGTCACTAGTCAAGCTCAGCTTGATTTTACAGGATTAGACCATACTTCTACAACAGGTGGAAATGAAGGTTATGTTTATTTTGATCACAGTGCTGATGCCTTTATAGCCGTTGCTTTCGATGTAACTTCAGGACAATTTTATCCTGTAGGAAGTAGTGTATTTGCTACTGCAACAGGTACACTTACCTCTGCAAATCGAAAAACCTGGACAGGATTAGATAGTACTAATTTTGATGGGGATTTGTCAAAAGGTAATGTATTTAAGTTTACTCACAGTAGAAGCGGAAGTTCCATAGACTACTATCACAGAGTAAAAGAAATT